CTGCCGCGTCCAGCACGCTCGTAATCGTCGCCTGCGCTTCGGGCGTGATGTTGGCGGCGAGTTCCAGCGGCGGCAAACCCGCGCCTAGTTCCAGCTTGGTCGCCGTCGCCGTGATGTCGATGCCCAGGCCTTGCGAGGGTAGCTTGATCGACGTGACTTCAGGTGTCACCGTGATCTTAAAATCGCTGCCACTCGCCGCCGCCAGCCCTTGCAGCGCCACCATCCATGCCGGCGCCTGTGCGTTGAGCAGCGGCGTAATCGCGGCGTCGATGCGCTCCATTGCTTTCGCGGCAGCTTCCAACTGGTCGCCGGTGAACGTGCCTAGCGTCGCGCTCCAACTCTCCAGCCCCGCTTTAAATTCGGGGGCCGTGACGATGGCAGTCAGCGCCGCCAACGGCCCTTGCAACTGCTCAAACACACCCGTAAACAGCTCGCGCCCTACGATGTCTTGCACCTCTTGCAGACTGGACAGCAGCCCCGCCATGCCGGTCGCCGCCTGTGCGCCCGCGCCCGCGTACAGTTTTTCTGTGTCGGCGATGATGGCGTTGATGGCAAAGTCGGCAGAGATGGCGCCCTTGCTGATGTCCTTGTACAGCGCCTCGCCTGTCTTGCCGGTGGCGTCCCGCAGGATACGCATCGCATCGACACCGGCTTCAGTCAGCTGGTTGATTTCCTCCAAGCTGACCTTGCCCTTGGTCTTCATCTGACCAAGCGCCCGGTTGATGCGTTCGATTGTCTCGCCACCTTGCCCCGTCGCCGTGGCGAAGTTGAGCATCGCGCCGGTCAAGCGCTGCGCCTCTTTGGTGCTGAAGCCCAACGCCATCGACAGCCGGAACGCCTGCGCTACATCGTCCTGTCGGAAGGGGGATTGAATGGCCAGCTTTTCGATCCAGGCGAGCAGTTCCTTGGATTGCGTCTTGGTCTGCGCCAACGCCTGCGTCATGTTGCTGGCACTGCCGCTCAAGAGCGCCTGCTTGGCGGTCAGGGCGTTAATGCTCTGGCCAAGGCGTTCGTACGCGGCATACGATTGCAGCGCACCGGCGGCCATGCCCACCATGCCCTGCGCCACCTTGGCCACGCCGAGCGCGGCAAAGGCGCCGCCCGCGCCGATGGCCGCCGCCTTGAGTCCGTTGAACGACGATGCGGCACTTTGCGCACCTTTGCCCAGGCTGTCGAGATTGCGCTTGGCACTGCTGACACCCGGCCCGGTCTTGTCTTCGGCGACGATGCCAACTTTTACCAGTTCATCCGCCACAGTCCGCCTCGATCCTGCCCCTCTACCCTAACATGCTCTTAGCCTGCGCAAACGCCGCGTCCTTCTTGCTGCGCTCTGCGTTCCAGTGCCGTTCCGCCGTGATGCGCATGGCGATTTCTTCCACCAGGTCCGCCGGCGCCTCGCACAAGTCCCGCCAGCTCCAGCCGTATTCCTGCATAATCGCCAGCAGCACGCCGTATCTGGTCGGCGCGGATACGGTGGTCGCATCGTACATAATGCGTTCTTCGTATCCGCGCCATATCAGTTTCCCGCCTCTTGCCCCACCGTCGCCAGGGCCATCGCCTCTTCGGCCAGCTTGTTGCCGACTTCCCAGGGCAAAGCGCCGATGCTCTCCGCTGTCGGCGGCTGCCCGTCGAAGCCCGGCCCCTCCCAGGCCTGGACGGCCCGCTTGAGCACTTCGGCGCGCAGCCGCGGCCAGTCCAGTTGGATGGATTCGCCCGCGATGTGGGTGGCAGCACTCTGCGCCTCGGCGTACTGCGCAAAGCTGACTTTGCGCAGCGTGACCGTGTTGCCGTCGCCAAGGTCAACCACTTTGGTGGTAGGCGTAAAGAAGCTCATGGCAGCGCCGCCACCGTGTTGACCACTGTGCAGGTCCAAAACAGCGTATCGGCTGACGAATAGACCGCATGGCCCGAAAGCTGCACCGTCGTGTTGCCGTCGGCGTTGGTGTAGTCGCCTACACTGTCGTAGACGCCCGCCCACGTCATCGTGAATTCTTTGGACCCGCTGCCGGTGCACTTGGTCTTGAACAGCCGCACGCTGCGATTCGTGAACGCGGTGCGCTCCGTGCTGACCATGCTGGCGCTAGCGTCCTTTTCAAGTTCCAGCGTGAGCGTGAACGTAAGTTCGGGTTTCGTCCACTTGTACGTCGGGTGATAGAGGTTGCCATCGCCGACCGGCAGCGGAATCAGTCCTGTCTTACAGCGGATCTGCGCGCCCATGAACACGCCGCTTTTCTGGGTCGTGCCCACCGTGCCGCCCGTCGCGTCGATGTAGAGCAGCGTTTTGGGAATCAGTGCCTCTTCCACCGTCACCAGCGTGCTCAAGCTGGTGGGCGTAGTGGTGGCGGGGCGGCGGCCAAACCAGGTGGCTGACATTTTCCATGCCTCGCGCGCGCTGCCCTCGAAGGTAAATTCTTCGACCAGGCAGCCGTTCATCTCCAGCGCGTCCACGTCGGCAAGGTTGTTGTAGGTCTCGATCGTGTACGACTTCGGCGTCGGCACGCTGTTGTCCGTGGGGTAGCTGTACGCCCGCGTGTAGGTGCCGCTGCCGCTGGGTGTCGCCGTCTTGACCCCCGCTTCCAGGATGTGCGCCACCTGTTCAAACGTCAGTTCGGTGGAGGGCATCGCCAGGCGTCCCATGTGCTTGGTGAAGTAGGTGCGCTCTGCCTGGACGAGCAAACCGACGTTCTCATCCACCGTGACAACTTCGGACGCGTCCTCGACCATGCTGAACGGGCCGCGCCACAGCGTAGTCGCCGCGACGCCGGTGCCGAACGCTGATTCCCGCCCTAAGGCGGTCTTGTTCATCGAAAATGGGCCGTATGCACTGGCCATCGTTATTCCTCCTGTGCAGGCTGTGCCGCCTGCTTAGTCGCCTTGGCGGGTGCCGCTGCCGGTTGCACGGGCTCGTACATCTTCGTCCCCGTTACCGCTTCCTGGTCGGCAATGAGCGCGCCATGCTGGGCCGCCTCGTCCGCCGTCAGGTCGCGTGCTGGTACGCCGTGGATGTAGGCGCCGCCAAGATACCTAAGTGCAATGTCGCTCATGTCTCTACTCCAGCACCTTGACGGTGCAAACGAATCGCATCCCGTAATGGGTGACGTTGTTGTACTGCAAGCCAAACGCCTGATAGGTGATGGGCCAGCGGATGTGTGTCACGGTGCCGCCCAACGTCGGGTCAGTGGCTAGCGCGGTGAACACCCGGTCCGGCCATACCTTCGCCCCGTCTACCGCCGCCGCCGTGATGTTGGGCGCCTGGTAGATTTCGATAGCGATGCTGTGAAACGCAAGGCCGCCCGCGCCGGTGTCGCTCATCTCACCGTTGGCCGATACCACGAAGGCGCAGGGGAACTCGCTGAGGCTGGCGGGCGGGTCATCGTAGACGCGCGTCAGGCCCGCCATGCCCGCCACCGCTGCCCGCACGCCGCCGATCGCCGTCTCCAGGCTCATAGCAACCTCTGCCCGATGCGGAACGGCGCCAGCAGCGCGACCACCTGTTTGGGCATCCGCTCGCTGTACATCATCTGCCCGATTTCGACGTTGTTGGCCGCATCTTGCAGCCCTGCCTGGTAGCGTTTGTACAGCCACGCCGCCAGCATCGTGGTCGCCTCTTTGACGGGCGTGGGCACGGTCGCCGACCATCCCCATTTGCCCGTCACAGCGAACAGACCATCCTGCACCCATTGCCAGCCGGGGCCGGTCGAGAGCATACGGATGCTCCAGTAGTGCGGTCCGTTGATGGGCTGCAGCCGCACCAACGTCGTGCTGACGCTGGTGCCGTCGCCGTTCGTGAGCGAGGTCAGGCTGACCAGCGGCATGTCCAGGCGCAGCTCGCCGTCTTCCAACGCACAGACATCGAAGCGCCGCGTGCTGTCACTGGCGGGCGCAAAGCCGCCGGCCGGGACGCCGCAATGGGCATCGACCCAGGCGCTCGCACTGCTGACCAGAGTGGTCAACCAGGCATCATCCTGGCTGCCTGCGATGTTGAGGGCCTGCGCGATGTCGTTGGCTGTGCAGTAGCTGGTCACAACGCACCCCCGCTGCTCTGCCGCTTGCGTGGTTTGGCGGGCGCTGCGGGTGCAATGTCAGGCGCGGGGGTAGGTGACACTTCAGTCGCCCGCCCTTCGCTCACCAGGGCCTGCGCCGTGCCCGCGTCGAACTCCGCCTGCTCTCCAGCAAGGTAGTAGTTCTCCTTGGTCAGCTTGCCCCGATAGTCAACCAGAAATTGCACCCGCATCGCCCGCTCTCCTTACGCAAACGTGACGTTCGTGTTGGTCAGCACCAGCCATTCGCCGCCGTAGGCCACGCATGAAAAGCCATTGCCGATGGCAGCGCCGAACGTGCCCACGTCCCCCGCGGCGTCGGCGGCGTTAAAGCCGATAGTCGCGGCAGTGACGGTATGGGCGGCGGCGGTGGCCGATACAATGGTGATCTTCGTGCCGTTCTGCGCACTGGTCGGCGTGCCCAACGTGAGGGCGCAAGCCGTGCCCTTGGTAATGACGACGATGCCGCTTTGGATCGTGATGGCGCCGTCTGCACTGGCCACGCTCACGTAATCCGGCGCGGTCAGCAGGTCCGCTTGTGTCGAGACGCCTGCCTTGAGGTTGTATAACTGTGGCATGTGTTCCTCCTGGTTAGGGGGAGAGGTTCAACGCCCCTCCCCCGCTACCTGGTCACTAGCTCAAGGTCACGTTGTAGCTGATGGCAGCCGCTTCGTTGTCGCGGTTGATCATGCCAACGCGCATGTTGACGACGATAAGCGTGCTGTCGCTCAACGGCTCACGCTGAATCTCGAAGTTCATCATGCGCTTATAGCCGAAGCGCCACTGGTCCCAACGCACCGCCAGGATGGCGCCGGCCACGTTGTTGCCCGCGGTGTCCAGGTCGATCTTGCCGGCGGTGTTGGCCTTCAGACCGTAGGTGGCATCCTGGTTGGCACGGTGCATGTTGGCCGACGTGATGACCTCGCGGCCCCAAATGCGCGTGAGCTGCCCATTCTCGACCGTCGCCTGCGAGTTGACATCCGTGGTCTTGAGCTCCGCCAGTTGCAGCGAAGCCCAGTTCGTGTGCATGTCGGTGATGAAGCTCACGGCGTTCTTATCCGCAGCGTTGCGCCCGCCAAGGCCCATCAGCTTAAGCGTCTCCAGGTAATCTTCGACTGCCAGCGTGCCAGCGCTGCGGCTATTGGCAGTGTTCGTGACAAGCGCCAGCTTGCGGAACCCGTTGAGCACCAGGTAGACCGCCGTAGCGGCAGGTGT